GATCCGAATTGCTGGAAGAAAGCAAATCCTGGGCTCGGCACAATCAAGAATTATCAGACACTGAAAGAGAAGGTTGAACGTGCTAAGAAGAACCCGCTTCTCGTAAAAAATCTGGTTTGCAAAGAATTCAACATTCCGGAAACATCATCGGAAGCATGGTTGACCGCAGAACAGGCGAATAATCCGGAGAAATTTGATACCGAGAAGCTGAAACCGAGATATGGTATCGGTGGGACTGACCTGTCAAAGACCACAGACCTGACAGCGGCAAAGGTGATCTTTCAGGTGCCGAACGATGAGCGGATATACGTCCTGTCGATGTACTGGATGCCTGCTGACCTTGTTGACCAGAGAGTGAAGGAAGACCATATCCCGTATGACATCTGGATCGAACAGGGGTATATGCGGACCTGTGAAGGGAATCAGATCAGTTATAAGGATGTGACGAACTGGTTTATAGAGATTCAGCAGAAGTACGACATCTATCTGTTCAAGTGCGGGTATGATTCCTGGTCGGCAAAATATTGGATCGAGGATATGGAAAATACTTTTGGACGTGATGTGATGGTGCCGGTCGTGCAGGGTATGAAAACACTGTCTGGACCCACGAAGTCACTCGGGGCGGATCTTGAAGCGAAACGCATCGTGTACAATGACAACCCCATTGATAAGTGGTGCCTGTATAACACAGCTGTTGAAGTAGACAAAAACGACAACATACGGCCGATCAAAACAAGCGTACCGACCAGACGAATAGACGGGACAATGGCCCTGCTGGATGCTTATGTTGTCCTGCAGGATTATAAGGCAGAATATCAATCTATGATATAGGAGGGATCGAATGGCACTGTTTAACAGACGGTCGAGGGAACCGACAACAAACGAAAAACCGACTCAGCAGAGCGTGCTGAAGATGATCACGATGGAAAACGAATACTTTTACGCATGGAACGGCAAGCTGTACCAATCCGATTTGGTGCGCGCCTGTATTCGTCCGTTTTCTCAGGCGGTCGGTAAGTTGGTGGCGAAGCACATCCGGGATGATCCTAAGACCGGGATGCAGCTGAATCCGCGAACGGATATCAAGACCATGCTGAAATATCCGAATCCGCACATGACCGGGCAGCAGTTCCAGGAAAAGATGGCCAATCAGCTGATGCTGAATAACAATGCTTTTGCGTTGATCATCCGGGACGACACCGGACGGCCCATGCAGCTGTACCCGATCCCGTGCACATTTGCAGAAGTGGTGGAACTGCGCGGAGAGACGCACATCCGATTTACGTTCAAAAACGGAAGCAGAAGCACATTCCGGTATGCTGATATCCTGCATCTCCGGAGAGACTTCTACAGCGACCGGATTTTTGGAGATGACCCGGCACCGGCACTCACACAGTTGATGGAGTGCGTCGGGATCATTGATCAGGGTATTGTCAAGGCAATCAAAAACAGTGGAATCATTCGATGGCTGCTGTCGTTCCATAGCTCCATGCGACCGGAAGACATCAAGAAGAACGTGCAGGAGTTTGTCAATAACTACCTGTCGTATGAGTCCGACACCTTTGGGGCCGCCGGCGTGGACAGCAAAGCAGATGCGAAACAGATCGAACCGAAAGATTACGTTCCGAACAGCGCAATCACAAACATCATTACAGACAGAATCTATTCATTCTTCAATGTCAACAAGCATATCGTGCAGAGTGACTATAACGAAGATGAGTGGAATGCCTACTATGAAGCTGTGATCGAGCCGGTGGCAATCCAGTTTGGGGAAGTCCTGACAATGCGGCTGTTCTCCCGCCGTGAAATTGACGTCGGAAACTATATCGTATATGAAGCGTCCAATCTTCAGTGTGCTTCCATGCAGACAAAGCTGAATCTGGTGCAGTTCCTTGACAGAGGCATCATGAATGCAAACGAGATCCGAGCCGTGCTGAATCTCCCACCGATTCCCGGCGGCGACGTGTATGTAAGGCGGCTCGATACAATGCCAATAACGGAAGGTGGTGATGGCGATGCGACATAAAATTGATGTAAGGGGAAAAATCATTCCCAATGATTACAAATGGTATTTTGACTGGATCGAGGAGGATTCGACCTGTCCGCGTGATATCCAGAAAGTGCTTGATGCTTCTCAGCCCGGAGATGACATTGATGTATACATCAATTCGCCCGGTGGAGTGATCGACGTGGGAAGCGAGATCTACACACTGCTGCGGAATGCGACAGAAACACGGAATGTCACAATCTACATCACCGGAGAGGCGTGCTCTGCGGCTTCTGTGATCGCCTGTGCGGCTGAATGCTACATGGCACCGACGGCGCTCATGATGGTCCACTGTGTGAGTACCGGCGTCATTGGAAACCACAACGACATGGAACACATGGCGGAGGTTCTGGAAACAGCAGACAATGCTCTTTGCACGGCATACATGGCGAAAGCCGGCATGACCAGAGCGAATGCATTGGACATGATGGAACACGAAACGTGGTTGACCGCAGAGCAAGCCAAAGAAAAGGGGCTTGTTGATGGCATCATGTTTGAACAGGCGGAAGAGGCGCTACCGCTTGTGGCAGCAGGAGGATCTTTTAAACTTCCGACAGCGGAGCAGATGGACAAAGCCAGAATGCTCATGCAGAAGGAAGAAGCAACCAAAGATGCGGAATTGTTACAACTGAAACTGAATCTTTTGAAACTGAACCGGCTTGCCGATTGATGGCTTGCCGCTGACCTGAAAAAATTACAGGAGGAATAAGAGATGACCAAACAGGAATACATCGAAAAGAGAAAAGCCATGACCGACATGGCACAGACACTCATTGACGAAGGAAAGCTGGAAGAGTCCACTGCAAAGATGGCAGAGATCAACGATCTGGACGCTGAATGGGACAAGACCGCACAGGCTCTCGCAGATCTTCGCGCGCTGTCCGATAATCAGCCGGTTTACGACATCGAGAACATGGCGGGCGTTCCGGACGAAGGCGCTAAAGTCATTGAGAAGATCAACTTTGCACCGGCCCAGACCGACAAGAACGATCCGGAAGCAATGTTCAAATCCGACGCTTATGTAAATGCATGGGCAAAGGAAATGATGGGCAAGGCTCTGACCGATGAGGAACAGAACATTGTTCGCATGGTCAACGCTTACACCCATACAACTGGAAACACCGGCCTTGTGATTCCTGAGACCGTAGCAAACGGTATCTGGGACATGGTAGAGGAGCTGTATCCGCTGTGGGCAGACGCTCAGAAAACCTATGTAAAGGGCGTTTACACCGTACCGATCGCAAACACCAGCACCTCTGCAGCTTGGTATGACGAAGCAACTGCAACGGCTGACGGAACCGAGACCTTCCGGTCCCTGACTCTGAACGGCTGCGAACTGGCAAGAGCCATCACTGTATCTTGGAAGCTTCGCGAAATGGCAATCGCAGATTTCATCCCGTACATCCAGAGACGTCTGGCGGAAAAGATGGGTGCCGCTCTTGGCTACGGCGTAGCAAATGGCAAAGGACAGCCCGGACAGGGCGAGACCTTCAAGCCGGAACCGAAAGGCATCATCACTGAGCTGAAAGCCGAAACCCAGACTCCGCAGGTTGTGGAGTATGATGCGACTGATGGAATCACCTATGCAGATCTGACAAACGCACGCTCCAAAGTCACAATCGGAACGAACGCACTTGCTTTTTATGCAAAGGCAGAGACCATCTGGACAGGTCTTGCAAACGTGAAGGACAACAACGGCAGACCGATCATGGTAGCTGATCCGGTTAATGGCGGCGTGAACAGAATCTTCGGCATCCCGGTTAAGGAAGATGATTCAATTCCGGCAGGCGATGTACTTCTGGGCGCACCCGGAGTTGGATACATCGCAAACGTCAATAAAGACGTTGCTCTTCAGACCGAAGAACATGTAAAAGCCCGTACCGCTGACTACTGCGCTTATGCGATCGTTGACGGTGGTGTTCTTTCCACTAAGGCATTCGCTCTGCTGACAGAGGGGGAATAACAGCCCTCGCCGACACGGATAATGATGGCGAGTATAGCGAGGCAGAGCTGAATGCACTGACGAAAGCTAAGATTGCTACACTCGCATCAGAGTTGGG